TATTATTTCATCCTGAAGTAAAGATTGTTTGTCAAAATGGAATGTTTGATCTTATGTTTCTTTTAAGAACAATGAATATTATAAGTGATAATTTTTATTTTGATACTATGATTGCTCAGCATTTAGTTTACACAGATTTACCTAAAGGATTAGATTTCCTTACTTCAATTTATACTTATTATCCTTATTATAAAGACGAAGGAAAACAATCTCATCTTAGTATAATAAAAGACTGGAAAAGTTATTGGATATATAATGCTAAAGATTCTGCATATCTTCTTAAAATTATGCCAAAGCTTCAAGAAGAACTTAAAGACTTTAATGCAGAAGAAGCTATGCAATATTCTATGGAACTTCATAAACCACTTATGGAAATGGAATATAATGGAATACTTACAGATAGAGTAGGGATAGCTAAAGCAAAAAAAAGATATGAATTAAAAATAAAATCTATGGAAACTTGGCTAAAAAGAAAAACAGGAAAAGATTTAAATATTAATTCATCAAAACAAATGATAGCTTATTTTTATGGTACTTGTATGATTAAACCTTACTTACAGCGAACCGGAAAAGGTAAGGGAAATGCTACATGTAATGCAGTAGCATTAAGTAGAATTGCCAGAAAGAAAGTAAGAGGTTCAGATGAAGCAAAAATAATAATTAAAATCAGGCAATATAAAAAGTTAGTCTCAACATACTTTACGATTAATGTTGATAAAGATAATAAACTTAGATGTAGTCATAAGATTACAGGGACTAAATATGGACGAATATCTACAGAACATACTTTCTTTGGTACAGGAGCAAATCTTCAGAATCAACCATATGAGTATAAAAAATATCTCATTCCTGATAAAGATAAAATTATTTGTGAAGTTGATCTGGCTAAAGCAGAAGCTCATGTTGTTGCCTTCTTATGTCAAGATGCTAATATGATTGAAGCATTTGAATCTGGGATAGATGTACATAGTTTTAATGCAAGTAAAATATTTAATGTTCCAATAGAAGAAGTAATTAAAGAAGCTAAAGAAAAGAAAGTAGACCAGAAAAAAACAAAAAGATATATGGGAAAGAAAGTAGTACATGCCAGTAATTATGGGATGGGGCCACAAACATTTTCAGATAATTTAGCTAAAGAAAATATTTTTATGAGTATGTCTGAATGCAGAACATTATTAAATAATTATCAAAGAAGATTTCCAGGGCTTTCTCGGTGGCATGAATTAATTAAACAAGAAGTTTTACAAAAAAGAATTTTATATAATTTATTTAATCGCCCAGTAAGATTTTTAGGCTTAATGAATAATAATACATTTATGAGTGCTTACTCTTTTAAGCCTCAAAGTACAGTAGCAGAACTCTTAAATAGAGGATCAATAAAAATATGTAATGATAAAAGATTAAATCGTAATCATTATGATATTGAATTGTTAGCAACTGTCCATGATAGTGATGTATTTCAATTCCATATTAAAAATGTACCAAATTTATTAGATATACTTTTAATTATTAATGACCATATGAAACATACATTCACTTACAAAGGAAGAAGCTTTACCATAGGTTTAGATGCTAAAATTGGTTTTCAATGGGCAGGAGATAAAACAGCTGAAATCAGTTCTTTTACAAAAGAGAATGTTGAAAATGCACTACATAAAATAGGAGTTAAATAATATGTCTCGACATTTATCTGACTGGCTTGAATATTATTTAAAATTTACACAAGAAACTGAATCACCAACACAGTATCATTTATGGTCAGGTATATCTGCAATAGCTTCAGCATTAAGAAGAAAATGTTATTGTAATTGGGGCTTACGTGGATATGTTTATCCTAACTTTTACATAGCTTTAGTTGGCCCACCTGGTGGACGTAAAGGAACTGCAATGAGAATTGCAAAGAAGATGTTACAAAAATTAGAAATTCCTATGGGCTCTGATGCACTTGGAAGTATTCAAATTCTTTATAAAGAAATTTCTTCTGCTGAAGATTCTTATAAAGAAAAAAATGGAGTAATGAAAATCCATAGAAGTTTATCAATCTGGGCAGAAGAGTTTCAAGTTTTTCTTTCTGATAAAGATCAAATGCTTCTTGCATCCCTTACAGATCTTTTTGATTGTGCTGATTCTTGGAGATATTCAACACTTAAAAGAGGTATAGATGACTTAAGTAATTGTTACCTTAACATCATCGGAGCAATTACTCCATCACTTCTTCAAGCAAAATTAAGTATGGATGCCGTAGGTGGTGGACTTATATCTCGAATTATTTTTGTAGTAGGTTATGGTGCAATTAAAAGAATTGCTTTACCATTTTTATCTAAAGAAGATTTAGAATTACAAAAACAATTAGAAGAAGATTTACAAACAATAGGTCAATTATCTGGGCCATTTCAATTATCTTCTAATTTTTTAAATGCTTGGATAGATTGGTATGAAACAATTTCTTGTGTAGATGCAGTAGATAATGAAAAGTTTCTTGGATATAATTCAAGACGAGCTTTACATATAAATAAACTTTCAATGATTATTTCTGCCAGTGAATCAAATGAAATGATTATTGAAAAAAGACATTTTGATAAGGCTTTAGCTATATTAGAAGAAACAGAAGAAGAAATGCCTAATGCTTTTTATGGTCTTGGAAGAGGTGCTCACAGTGAAATCTATACCAGCTTCCTTAGATTTTTAGAAAATCATAATACATTTACTCATGAAGAACTTTTACGAGCATTCCAATTAGATACGTTACCTGTAGATATGGAACAATATGTAGCTATGGCAAAAATGACAGGACGATTAAAGGAGGTGAAGAGTGATACTACTATGATGTATGAGTCTATTCATGATATTAAAGAGAAGAAAGATAAAAGATATTTAAAAGAAACCTTATATCAAAGGATGGTATAAAATGGAAATAGAATTAATAATTCTTTTTATAGTAGGAATTTTTTTGGTATAGTACTAAGTATAATAAAACATTAAGGAGAATAATATGACAGAAGAAAAACAAAATGTAGTAAAATCATTAGAACTTTTTTATGATGTAGAAACCAGTGGTTTTATTTCAAGTAAAAAAGATTTTGATGATCCAGAACAAGCTTGGGCAGTGCAACTTGCTGCGATACTTAGTACAAAAGATAAAATTATTACAGAATTAGATGTTTTAATTAAACCTAATGGAAGGAAGATTAATAGTCATGCAGAAGCAATTCATGGTATTTCTCTTACTCGAGCTCAAGAAGAAGGAATAGAAGAAGTTAAAGCAATTGGTATGTTTGCAAACTTATTGGTAGATGAACCACTTAAAGTTTGTCATAATGCATTTTTTGATTCTCAGTTTATTTATCAAATGTTTCAGAGAAATATAGAGTCCTTAGATGATAAACAAAGAAGTAGGTTTTATGTAGATATTCCTCAATTTTGTACAATGAAAGATAAAAATATCATGCATTTTGTTGGAGCAAAAAATAAAAATGGAAAACTTAAATGGCCAAAACTTTCAGAGCTTTATGAAAAATTATTCTCATGTAATTTTCCAGATGCTCATAATGCTTTAGCAGATGTTAAAGCTTTAAGGGATTGTTATTATGAACTTAAAAAGAAAGGAATAATAAAATGAAAGATAAAAACAATGGTGGGAGTACAGACTATTATAAAATAGAAAGATCTTGGAAAGGTTGTCAGGATATAATTGAAGTAAGAAGTATGAATTTTGCTCAAGGAAATATTTTTAAAGTTGCATTTTGTTTTAATATTCCTCGACATCATGGAACAAATTTAGAAAGAGATTTAAATAAAATTATTTGGTTTGCTAAAAGAGAACTTAAAAGATTAAAAAAATTTAAAGATAAAAAAGAAAATATTTAGTTCTGTTCAAAAGTGAACAAAAAAGTTAAAGGGAAGTAAAATTAAATACTTCCCTTTAACTTTTATCCTTTTCTTAATGGCCGTCCTCTACTCATATCTCTTCTGCCTTTTTCTCTTCTTTGTATTTTTCTTTTTTTCTTCCCAGTATATTTTTCTCCCATAAGACTTCTTAAAATACCTTTCCCTTGTTTTCTTCCTTTAATATATTTAGAAGCCTGAACAGTCCCAGGAATCCCCATACCTTTTCCAAGAAGTTCATATAATTTAAGTAAAGATTTTTCATCTCCTTCCATTGCTTTTGGTAAAATATCTTTATAAAAAATATCATTACCTGCAAAAGCTTTACTTATATCTCCCATATACTCTATAATTGGCCCAGCTGGATGAGAGCCATATTTTAATGATGCTCCAACAGGAAGTAACTCACTGGATTCTAAAAGAGTATTTAATAATATTGCAGCATTCTTATCTCCATTTTTTAATCCTTCCATAATAGTTTTTCCTGGTGCAGGTAAAGGACTTTGAACACCTAAAACATTTTCAAAAATTGTATTAATTACTGCTGCTCCAGTTACATATCTTATAACTCTTATTGCAGATTGATAAGGAGTAAGTTCTGGATTCTTAATTCCAAGAACTTCTTTTGCAATAAAATTAGCATGATTAATTGTATATGTCTGCCAGAGTGTCAAAGCTTTTCCTAAAGTATTTCTCTGAACAGGACTTAATTCCATTGAAGCACCAGAAGCTTGAGTTTTAATAACATCACTATCAGTCCTTCTTATTGCTTCTATTTTACTCATCTTACCTTCTTTAACTAACTTATCATATTTTTCCCATGCAGCTCTCCAGGTAATTTCTCTTGCAGTATAATCAAGAAGTTGCATAGGAAGTAATCCTGCTTGCTTAGCTTTACTCATAATTCTTGTAGGAAGTTTTCCAGAAATACTATTAGCAATATCTCCAATAGCAGCATCAAAAACTTTAATAGGAAGAATATTAGATTCTTTTATTGGTGCATCATTACTTCTCATCATATATTTTCCAGTAGCTTTCAGCATTGCTTTCGGCCCATATATAACTGTTGCAGGATGTAAAGCAGTCAATTGAATTGCAGTAGTTCTTAATTGCCCATATAATGTTGCGATAGTTAAATTATTAGCTAATTTTCCTACAGCTTTATTTAATATTTTTGGAGCCTGAAGATTCTCTATTCCAATAAGTTTATTACTCCAACTACCTAATTCCTTAGCTAATCTGGGATTATACTCAGAAAAATTTAAAACCTTTCCATCAGGTAATGTTAAATCTTGTGTCATAGCTTCTTTGATAAAAGCATTCAAAGGAGAATAATGAATATGTGGTAATGCTTCATTTGCATATCTTTCATAAATAACTAAAGGATCTAATTCTAATTTAACACCATCATACAATCCTTTCCTTTTAATATGAGAAAAAATTGCAGCATCTAATATTGGTTTATCATGACGAGCATTAATCATTTTTAAATCATCAGTGATTAGATTAGTATATTTTCTTTTTGGTGATTCACCAGAAATACTATTTTTTAAATCTTGAAGAAAACTTTCTTGAGCAAAAAAAGCAAGAAAATCTTCCATCTCTTTAATTGGTTTTTTACCAATTTTAATTCTTGCCTCATTTATTTGTTTTAATAAATCATTAAATTTTGGTTGAAGCTCAGTAACCATTTCTTTATATTTAGGATTTTCTTCAATAGTTACTCCCATTTCTTTCATTGCTTTTTTACCAGAAGAACTTAATGCATGCCAATAAGCTCCAGCAGATTCTCTTAATTTTTTCTTAGGATATTTCTTAACAAGAATTTTTATATGATCTCTTAAGATTTCTTTTTCCTTATTTATAGTTTTTCCAATTTCTCTTGCTTGATCAAGTAATGGCCTAATAGAAGGTCTTGAACTAAAAAAAGTTTCTGGAGTTGTCATTCCCTGAATAATTCCACCAACTTTTTCTATTGGAACTTTAAGGAATCTTCTAACATCATTTTTATCAACCATTATTTTTTTATTAGCTTTTTTTCCTTGATTTAACTTTTCAGTTCCTTCAGTGATTTTAAATGGTTCAAAATCTTCTGGTTGAGATTTAGTATCTAACATTATTCCAAAAGGTCTCTTTTTCTTTTCAGTAAAACCAAGAATTTTATTTATTTTTTCTTCTTCCATTCCCATATCTTTTAAATAAGTTTGAAGATCTTTATTTAAATTTTTAGCCTCTGCTTTTAATTTTTCAATAGCCCTTATTTGTTTTTTAGTAAAAGTAATTGTAATTGCTCCAGACTCATTCATTATTAATGGTTTTAATAAA